CGGCATTGTCTTAACTAATTCTGTCTCACTTAAATCAACATGCAAACAGATGATAATGATGGACTCCTCAGGAATCGTTTTCTCTGTTGGAAACAATCCTCCAAATGAGTATTATCCTGCTATATTGCAGACAGTCGAAATAGGGCTGAAGACTGCTATAGAAGCCACTAGATACTCATTTCTGATACGAGATCAGCACAAGTGTCAGCAGGACTGTTTGGCAATCGGAATAAGTGCGATTAGAGTCGGAGGGAAATATATGATCAAAAATGGGGACAGATGGAAATCGTGCGACATTATCTCCAATTGCACTATTGACAGAAGCACCATGATATGTGGGAACGGAACGATTGTCGTAACTACATATAATGGAGCTCGTAGGGTTTTGTCTCTTCTCACTCCTTTCCAACATGATCAGTTAGTGTGCACCCCTGGAGAAGCAAGACAATATGGGAAGGAAGAGGTTTTCTCACTACTCTCAAAATATCATTCCAACCATAAAGAATTTGTGCTTCTTCGATCTGACGAAATTCAAGAAATCACTCTCGGATATAATGAAAAGACGTTAGGGGGAATAGGGTTTTTGGAGAAGGGATCTAATTCATCATCTTATTCTGGTCATTTTATCACATCAGTAGCAATGAAAATAGGAGAGATTTGGGGATGGTTTGGTGAACTCACTCACCGAATCAAAGTAATTGCCCTAGGTCTGATTTGTGCTATAATACTCTTTGCTATTGTTTCCATAACAATAAAGATAGAGCGCAGGCGACATGGCAGTCCTGTTAAGGTAATCTACTCTACTATAAGGCCGAACCCCGGATCAGAAGAACTTATAATTCAATAATAACTCCAGAAATGAATAAGATCAAGTATCTAATATGCAATATCCTTCAACCCATCTTGATACTCCAGAGCCTAATATTTAAAGAAAACCAAGAGATCAGCATGGATAATTACCATACAAACATCTCTCAAGGTGAAATTGCCATAATTTTAATTTTATCTCATGCGATAGTGTTGCTATCTTGGGGGCTATGGAGAATAAAATACTTCTTATTAAGGAAGGTTATCCAAGCTGTAGAGAGAGGAGATGTTCATGTTTACCATCATAAATAAGCATATGTCTTCTAAGGTTATTATAGTTAGGGGTTGCCATAAATACTTGTACGCATCATCTTCTTAGTATCATAATATCTCAAATCCACTCAGTAGGGAATCTA